ATAAATATGGATATAAAAGAAAATCAAATAGAAGAACAATTAGATATTGAGAAGATGAAATTAGAAAATAATGAAGATCAAGCAGCTGAAAGAATTAGAATTGCTGAAGAAAAAATAAAACTTGCAAGGAGTAAAAAGAAATAATGAGAAGAGTTAGAAAATTTAGAGGTGGAGGAATGGATGCCAGAGATTATGGTAAAAAAAGTACCTCTAAAGCTGACTTTAGTGCTGTAGGTAAAGGATCCGTTTATGCAAAAAATGTAGCTGCAGCTGGTGGTGACGGTGGAGTTAAACAAAAAAAAGTTTCAACTACTACAAGTGGTGGCGGAGGTGGTCCGAAAACAATAGCAGGTGTTCCAATCATAGGTCCAAGTTCAGTTGCATTTGGATTAGCAAAAAAATTTGTTTTTGATCCTTTAACAAAAAAAAGTAGATTACAAAAAGCAAAAGGAGAAACTTTTTTTGGAAAACCAAAATCATTACCAACTACAAAAGATTATTACAGACTTACAGGAGAACCAATTGATGTAATGAGTAAGAAAGGTGAAGATTATTTAAAAGGAGCTGGAATAATAAGTAAACCTAAAAAAATTAAAACAATTGGTGGAGAGGGTAGTGGACAAAATCGTTGTCCAGATGGTACTTTACCTCCTTGCAATACACCCATAAAAACACAAACACAAACTAAGACAGCTGCTCCATCTAATTTTTTTCCATTTCAAGCTTACAATTCAGGAGGGGTTTCAAGTGGACCTCCTCCTAAGAGAGGACCTAATCCACAAGTTCCTCCAATAAAAATGAAAAGTGGAAAAATGAATAGTATGTCTTGCCCTCATAGACCTGATGGTATTAGAGGTATGGGTGCAGCAATAAAAGGATCTAAATTTATAGGAGTTAAATAATGTGGTTTTCAGCAATTAAACTTGCAGTTTCTGCAGGATCAAAAATTTACGCAAACAAACAAAAAGCTAAGATGGCAATGTCAGATGCACAACTATTACATGCAGAAAGACAAGCACGAGGAGAGGAAGCTTATCAGGGAAAATTATTAGAGGCCCGACAGTCGGACTGGAAGGACGAGGCCGTTTTGATAATTCTTAGTTTGCCCGTGTTGGTGCTTGCATATGCAGTGATATCGGATGATCCAACTGCGATGGACAAAGTAAAATTATTTTTTGAGATGTTCTCGCAGCTACCGGGATGGTTCACAAATCTGTGGATCCTTGTAGTGGCGAGCATTTATGGAATTAAGGGAACACAAATATTTCGTAATGGAGGGAAGAAATGATTTGGAATTGGATAAAAAATTTATTTAAGCCAAAAGTTCAAAAAGATCCACATGAAGAAATGTTCGAAAAGAATGAATATTCTGTAGAGCAGCTTCAACAAATGACAAAAGGGGATCTTAAAAAGTTAAGAGCACAAGGTAAAATAAAAAGTATTGCACATCCTTTTTATTAGTATATAGATTCACTATGAGTCTAAGATCTACTCTTATAAATGCATTAGAGGATAGGTATAACGCACAAATATCAGAGGCGGATGCAACAGTGCAAATTTATTTAGAAAAACCAGTTGCTATAGGAGAACATCCACAACATCTAGATGAGATAGATAAATTAATTGAAAAGATTGCTCACGCTGAAGAAAAATTACAAATCTTACAACAATTTAAAATATGATTCGTGGAGATAGCTCCGAATATGAATTATTAAAAAAATGGTGCGAGACATTACCATTTTATGAAGAACCTAAAACAGTGACTACTTGTGAAGTTGGTGTGAGAGAAGGTTTGGGTTCACAAATAATAATGATGAGTATTAGTCCTAGAATAGGGAAAACTGAATATCAACATTATGCAATAGATCCTTACGGTGATCTTAAATATGACCATTTTGATAATAATCCACGATGGAAAAGAGATGGTGTATGGACTTCAGAAGCACCAACATATTCTAATAATATGCGAGATCAAATGGTAAAAGACTTTGCAACAAATCCTAATTTTAAATTTTTTAACATGACCGATATTGAGTACATGAATATATTTAATTTAAGTAAAACAATTTATGATTTAGTATTTCTTGATGGTCCACACACTACAAAAGATATTTTAAGAGAGGCTCTTTGGTTTGCAGAAAGATCTAGAAAAGGTACAAGAATTATAATTGATGATTTTACATTATGTAATTTCGAAGTTATTAGAGCTGCAACTTCATATTGGGATTTTAAAATTTACGAAAAAGGAAAACATAAAGTTTGTTTAGAAAAATGTTAGATCCTCACACTAAAGAACAAATTGAAAATGTGGCCAAACGACAAATTAAAGATGTCAAGGATCATATCTGCTATGGGGTTGAAACGGAATCTCAGTTAATGTATGCTAGGGGCAGACTCAGCGCATTAGAAACGCTGCTTCAGGATATTAAAAACCTGCACAAGGAGGATAACGATGGTACAACTGATTAAACCTAAACTTACAGATTTCGGTTCGAAAGAAAATAAGGAAGAGGTAAAATCACAAATTCCAACAGATCCAGAAGGCATCAAAAAATATCTTGAAATCATACCAAACCCTGTAGGATACCGTATGCTTGTAAGACCATGGTCAGGCCAAGCAAAAACAAAAGGCGGTGTTATCTTAGCAGACGAAACTCAAGACAAAATTCAAATGACTACTGTTGTTGGACTTGTTGTAAAAATGGGTGACCTTTGTTATCAAGATAAAGAAAAATTTCCAAAAGGTGCTTGGTGTAATGAAGGCGAATTTGTCATTTATGGCAGATATGCTGGAAGTAGATTTCAGACTAAGTACGGAGAACACCGTATATTAAACGATGACGAGATCATAGGAACTATAGGTAAGCCAGAAGATATTCTCCATTTATTTTAAAGGAGGATAAACATGGCAGAAGTAAAAGACTATAGTGCGGAAGCTCTATTAGCCAAAGAAAAAGAAGTCGAGTTAGATACTGATGACGTAAAAGAAGAAAGTATTGAACTCGAACAAAAAGAAGAAACTAAAAAAGAACCTAACTTAAATTTAGGTGAAGTAGATTTAGGTTATACTGATCATTCAAAACCTAAAGAAGAAAAATCAGAGAAACCTGAAATTGAAATAACAGAAGAAAAAGAACAACCGAAACAAGAAACAAAAGAAGAAACACAAACTGAAGAAAAACCAAACTTACAAGAATCAAGAAGAGATTATCAAAAAAGAATAGATAAACTTGTTTTTCAAAAGAAAGAAGCTGAACGAAGAGAAAAAGCAGCTCTTGATTTTGCAAAAGGTTTGCAAAAAAAATACGACCAAACCTCTCTTAAATTTAAAGAATCTGACGAACAGTATCTTAAAGAATTTGATGCTAGAGTAGATGCGCAAAGAGAACAAGTTAAAGTGGCTTTGAAACAAGCTATTGAGTCTAATGATGCTTCACAAATTATGGAGGCAAATGATAAGCTGACTCAATTGGCTGTTGAAAAAGAAAAGGCTCGATTAGAATTATCTAATAGAGAAAAACAAAAAAAAGAAGAAGAAACTAAAAAAACAACAAACAACGTACAAGCTGAACCTCAAACAGCGGAATCATCACAACAAACACAAATTACACCTAGAGCTAAGAAGTGGGCTGAGGAAAATGAATGGTTTGGAACTGATGAGGTCATGACTAATGCTGCTATCACAATACATAATAATATATCTCAAGAGGGTATTGAAGTGGACAGTGATGAGTATTATAATGAAGTTAATTCAAGACTAAGGAAGTATTTTCCTGAAAGTTTTGATAACACTAAGGACGAGCCTAAAAAAGAAGCACCGAAACCCGTCCAAACGGTTGCTTCGGCTGGTCGTAGTCAACAAGGACGCAGAACTGTGAAACTCACCAAGTCACAAGTAGCTATTGCTAAACGATTAGGGGTGCCACTAGAGGAATACGCTAGATACGTGAAGGAGGATAAATAATGAGTACAATTAAGAGAACTTCACGAGAGTCTGAGACAAAGGTAACGAAAGAAGCCAAAAAAGCTTGGGCTCCACCATCCAGTTTGGATGCGCCACCTGCACCGAACGGGTACAGCCATAGATGGATTCGTACTACCGTTCAAGGTTTTGAAGATACAGCTAATGTATCTAAAAAAATGAGGGAAGGTTGGGAATTTGTAAAAGTCGAACAAGTACAAAACGAGATCGGCACTAACAAGTATCCTTACTATACCGAAGGTAAATACGAGGGGTGTATTGGAATTGGGGGCCTTGTGCTGGCAAGGATACCAAATGAGATTTTGGAAAGCCGTGCGGAGTATTTTAAAAGACTTACGCAAGACAGAATGAATGCGGTGGACAATGATCTTATGAAGGAACAGCACCCAGACATGCCGATCAATATTGATAGGCAGTCTAAAGTGACCTTTGGTGGTGGAAGCAAAAAATAATTTTGCAATAGCCATTAGGGTTTAACGTAAACTGTTAAAAGGAGAAACATAACATGGCAAACGTAAGTGAAAAGTTTGGTCTAAGACCTTACAGAAAACTAGACGGCACACCATTAGTTGGAGCTCAAAACAGATATACGATTGCGTCAGGATATTCAGATGCGATATTCCAAGGAGAAATGGTTGAACCATTAGGAACTGGTAATATCCAAAGACATGGTCCTAACACATCGGATGCTGTTGTGGGTGTTTTTAACGGATGTTTTTACACAGACCCAACTACGAAGAAACCAACATTCAGTAATTTCTATCCTGGCGGTATCGCTGCTAGTGATATTACTGCATTCGTCATTGACGATCCAGATGCAGTATTCTTGATAGATGCTGATGAGGCTTTCACAAGAGCTGATCTGTACAAGAACTATTCTGTTACAAATACAACAGGTGTGACTACAACAGGATTATCGAAACAACAACTAGACGTTAGTGTTTCAGGAACTGCAACTACATTCGCTATTCAAGCGATTGATATTTGTCAAGATCCAGAAAACTCTGACACTGGTTCGGCAAACGCAAATATTCTTGTTAGAATCAACAACCACTTCTACAGAAGTGGAACAGGTATAGCGTAATAAAGGAGAATAACTATGGCAATATCACGATCACAACTAGTTAAAGAACTAGAGCCAGGTTTGAATGCTTTATTCGGCCTGGAATATAGTAGATATGAAAATCAACATGCGGAGATTTTCACTACT